CATTATCTTTCCAAGCTCAACGCGATGCTGGATTCGTGGTCGATAGAGCGCCTGCTGGTCTATCAGATATTGCAAGAAAGTTTGGCGCTGACTGCCGGGACGGTATCGTACACGATAGGCTCTGGTGGGGCGTTCAACACCACGCGGCCCACGCGGATCACCTATGCATTCATCAGGGATTCAAACAGTGCCGACACCAATCTTGAACTGATTAACTACCAAGCCTACGCTGATCTGGTGCTGAAAAGCACCGGCAACACTTACCCGCGCTACCTGTTCTACGACACGGCGGACGCCGCGGGTCTTGCCACGCTGTTTCTGTATCCTGCGCCGCAAGCCTCGCTCACGCTCTACATCGAGTCGTGGAAGCAGTTGCAATCGTTCGCGCTCATAGGCGATACGGTAGTGTTGCCTGCCGGGTATCAGAGGGCGATTGAGGCGAACTTTGTCATCGAGGTGGCTCCGGGGTTCCTGCCTGCATCGGACGAGGCGATCAGCATCGCCAAGGAATCGAAGGCCGCTATCCAGCGCGTGAATGCGCCGAACCCCGTGATGAAGATGGATGTCGGGATTATCAGGGGGCGGCGAAACTCGATCATCACGGGGCCGTAATGCCGACCGTGAGAATCCCACTCGTAGGCGTTGCCAATCAAAGAACGGTGGCGGGTTCCTACACGCTGTCGTTGAATAAAGACCAGCGGTTTACCAACTGCATTTTCAACGTCACCAAGAACCCGATCACCGGGAAGGCCGAGTTTCATCTGGAGAAGCGACCGGGATGGGCGGCATATCAAGTGATTGCGGCTGGTAGCATATCGACCGGCTGCATAAAGTCCGAAGTGACGAACACGATAGTTTCCGCGTTCGGGGCGACAAACTCCACGATCTACGATGGGCCGACCAGCATGGGGGCCATCACAGGGCTTGCGAGGCATTTCAGTGAAACCATCCTGTCGAGCATCGGCTACGTGATGATCCGAAGCTCTGATGGAACTGGCTGGTACTACGCATCCAACTCTGGCACGACCTTGACCTATACCGGCGACACCCACACCAACACGACCATCGACAATCTCGGCAGCACGACTGGCATGTATTCTGGGCAGGCGATCAGCGGAACCGGAATCGCCGCGAGCACACGGATTCTCAGCGTGGACTCAGCAACCGCGATCACGACCGATACCGCGACGACCGCAACGGCAGCCGGGATTACGATCACGAAAACGCCTATCGCAAAGATTCTGGATTCTGACTTCGTAACGACCGGCACGAATGTGTCCGGCTTCGTTGCGATGGATGGCTACCTGTTCTACTGCTCGGAAGATGGTAGGGTCTATAACAGCGACCTAAACACTGTTCACGCTTACACGGCGTCCAACTACGTGTCCGCGAGCATTAAGCCCGACTTCCCATCTGCAATTGCGAAGTACAAGAACAACATCATTTGCTTCGGAAGATCGTCAGCGGAGTTCTTCTACAACGCGGGCAATCCAAGCGGAAGCCCGTTGAACTCTTCTGAAGTCAATTTCAAGCGAATCGGGACTCCCAACCAGCGGGGCATTGCCGAACTGGAAGATGACATTTTCTTCATTACTTCCGGCGGCGATGGCGACGTGCGTGTCGAGCTTATGCGGGGCGGATCAACCAAGCGGATTTCTACGCCGGAAATTGACAAGATCATTGGCACGATCGCAGGCACGGGGTCGAATATGTATCTGAGCGCGTTTCAACTAGGCGGCTACGCGTATCTCGCGCTCATCATCACTTCAGCGGGCGGGGTGGTTCTGATGGAGGACGACTTCGCGCTGTTGCTGGAAAACGCAGACCAGATTGCGACCGAGCTTGATGAAACCACGCAGACTGCGTACTCGATGATGCAGATGTATAACATCGAACTGGACATTTGGAGCGAGTGGAGCAACACGTTGTCCAACGTCATCACGGGCGGCAACGTGGGACTGCGAAACCAGATCGTCGCAACGAGCGTCATCAATACCGGGGGCAAGATTTACGCCATAACGCCGGGTTCCGACTTCGCGCTCTTTACCGATGACGGTTCCGCCTACACCTCCACCATCGTGACTGCGGCCACCGACCTTGGCACGTCCCGGCGCAAGGCGATCAAGTCGATTTCGCTGGTCGGGGACATTCAATCCACCGGCACGATGACGCTTGAGAAGTCGGACGACGACTATTCGACGTGGCAGACGCTTGGCACGTTCGATCTCACCAAGAAGGTGCAGCGCATCACCCGGTGCGGGGCGCATCGCGGATCGCGCGCCTATCGCCTGACGCATTCGTCTGCCGCTGGATTCAGGGCACAGGCGCTCGATATTGAATATGAATTAGGGGCTTGATATGGCACTAGACGGATTTCAGACATCTCATAAACCTACCGTCGCCGACATTGAGGCGCTTGGCTATCGCCAGATGGAGGATGGCCGCTTCATGGCCCTGGATGGCGAGAGTTTTATCGGTGCTGATGAGGCTGAGGCGCTCGCACAAAAAGGCCCGGATGCCGATCCATTGATTGACGGCGTGCAGTATAGGTCAGTCCCAGCCGAGTCAGTTACCCAATTGAAAGCGCAGGGCCTGAATGTTCAGAACCATCCTGAATACGGTTGGATTGCTCCAGACGACGCCAAATATGCTGCCGCGTTTCCCGATAGAGCGAGCAGCAGCATCTTCGAGCGTGGCCCGTTCATCCTTAGCGGCGGCTTGGCGGCGCTGGCGGCAGGCGCAGGTGCTGCTGGCGCGGGGTCGCTGGCCAATACCGGCTCGGTTTCTGCTGGCTCGAATGTGCCGACAGCCGTTGGTGGCTTCTCGACCGGCGCTGGGGTGAATGCTGCTGATGCTGCTGGGCTTGCTCAAATGGCTGCCGATGCGGGCCTGACCGGGCCAGCAGCACAAGCATTTGTAGATGCCGGGGGGATGTCTAGCCTCGCCCCGTTGGCCGGCATGGAAGGCTCGGTATCGCTTGCCGACCTTGCCAGAATCCCTACGCCCCCGGTTACTGGAAATAGGCCCGCTGGCCCTCTCATACCGCAAGGCGTAAAGGATACCGCTGCCGTTGGCGGCGTTGGGTTGTCGGCGGCGGGACTCGCTAGGCAACAAGAGGTGGATGGTTCCGCGCAGAGCATCTACGACGCCAACGCAGCGGCAGGGGTTGAGGGATATGACCCGGACCTTGTTTCCGGGGTATCAGGGGTTGGCACGGCAGCGGGGACGGTCACAAGCGCCCAAACCGCGCTCGGCAAGCTGCTCGCAGGCCAACCACTGAGCGATGACAATCTCGGCAAGTTACTTGGAACGCTCGGGTCTACCGCGTTAGGCGTGGCTGGCGGCATGGATCAGTCGAACGCAATCCGGGAGGCCAACGACAAGAACGCCGCCGCCTTCGCCGCGGCGCAGGAACGCGCAATGGCGAGCCTCAGTGCAGCGCAGAAGCAAGCCCTGCAATCGAGCGGGGCGGGCAAGGACGCTGCTATTGCCGCGTATAACGCGTCTCTTGAGCGTGCCCTGAGCACCAGTGGAACGTCGAAAACAGCATCGGTGGCGGCACTTGAGGACGCCAAGAACAAGGCCCTGAGCACGCTTTCTGAGTCCCAACGGCAGGCTTTGGCATCCAATGGCGTTGGCCGGGACGCTGCCGTAGCGGCCTTCGAGGACGCCCTGAAGGTAGCCCTGAGCACCAGTGGTGCGGCCAAGGCCGAAGGCATGGGACTACTGCAA